CTCATCGTCCGCCACCAGCTTGCCCACAACTGTGATACTGGAAGATGCGCTTTCGTTTACGACATCGTCACTTGGTGCAAGCAGCAACGTGTCGTCGGTCACCTTCACGATTAGGTAGCTTGTGTTATTCGCGCTCGTGCCTGCGCCGGAGACCGTGATCTCCATGTTGTCGAGGAACCCCTGCTTTACCCAATTCTTGGCGCTGTCAATGATCCGGTCGTTGTGCTCCAGCGAGGTCGAGCTAGGATCGCCCTCTGCGAAAGAGATTGTGCTCGCAGTGTAGGAAGGCTCAAGCTCCGTATCAAAAACGTCGTTGTCCTGCACCGTTGCAGTGATCGATGTCGTCGAGCCGACCGCCGTGATCTCTGCGTAGCCGTGGTGCAGTTTTACCAGGCGCCCAATGTCATCAGTGGTAAAACCACTCCCGCCGTTGATGCCTGTTGCGGCACTGGCAGTAATAGTAACCGAGCCGGTACGCGCCCCCGATGTCAGCGTCGTCGCAGTTGTGTTCGGGTCTAAAAACGGTCCTCGGGCAAAGTCAACATCCGTAATAGTCCACGCTGTATGTGACGTGCGAGCTATCTTGCGCACCGGCTTATCAGGGTGGACGACATACATCACGTCGGCAGACTGGGCAAACTTCAGCGCAGCCAGATCCGCAGTGGCGTATGTTGTGGTTACCTCTACGGCAGAGGCAGGCGAGCCCGACGTTACCTGTCCGCCGTCCTTGTAAATGCGGAAGTAGTTGTTTCCGAACTCGAGCACGTATGCCTGGGTTACGTTAAACTGGAACGGCACCAGGCGTGTCTGCAGGGAACTCGTCTTGACCTCGGCGACAAACCTTGTGCCCGGTCGTCGTGTCGCGCCCCCATGCGGGTGGATCAGAAAATTCTCGAGTGTCTCGCACCCGTTAAAATACTTTGCCAGATCCGAACGACCGTTCAGTCTGGGGCTAAGTTCACCAGCTGTAAAATTGGTGAACGCGAAGTTGGCACGAGCCATCTACAGCCTCGCATTAACCAGGGTGTCTGCTTGCAACGAACCACTCACCGTGACGCTTTGCAGGGCACCCGGTGTTCCCTCGGTCGCATCAACAAATCGCGCCTCGCTCAACTTTGCTTCGTATAACTGGAACATGGTGCCCGTCAGCGTGCTCGATTGCACCAGCGCGTAGCTGGTATCCGCAGCCAGGCGCGCCGCAATTGCTTCGACCAACAGCTGGTCATACTCATTGGGATCGGTAACGCGAGCAAGGTAGATGACCTTGACGGTATCCTCGTCGCAGTGGATCTTCCGGCCTTCCACGCGGAAGTCGACATCGAGGTACTCGAGGCGCAGAACGCGCAGGCAGTAGGGATCAGTGGGGAGTGTAAACTGATTGGTGAAACCGAAAGCGGGACTGTCGCTGTCGGCAGCGATTTCGACGCGGGAGATCGCGCAGTTCCACGGATGGGCCCGGAGCACGGCGTCCCTCACGTAGTCGTAGCGTTGGTTGGTAATCCGCGCGGACTTGCTGTCTTCGCTGCGGGAAATAATGTTGCTTGCGCCGACCATGTTTAGCGCGGAATTAATGATGTCAACTTCACTCGCCATTGTCGGCTCCTAAAAATACCAGCAATACTTTTCTGCTTCCTTGGTGCGGCAACACCCGATGCCGTTCGTCGGACGTGTAAATAATTGCGTCCAGGTAATGCGCCGAGTGCTCCTCGGACGGGTCGGCAAACTGGAATGCGCCACCTTCAAATCGATCGGGCGGGGTCAGCAAAACCGATGCACTCCATGCGCACCAGGGCATGTGGTTGCTGTCGCCGGTATCAACGTGCCAGTCGTGCCCGTCAGACTTGCCTTCGATCCTGCAATAACTTTTCGGTGTCACGACAGCGCCGAGGCGCTCCATCTCACCGACTACCTTGGGGATTGCGCCGATGTCAAAGGGCACTTTCCCGTTGAACCCCACGAGCGTTTCCGCTTCCGCCGGGGTCAAAATGTTTTCAACGTAACGACGCAAAGAAAGGGGAGAGGCGCGAACGCTACCTCTCCCGCTCCTTTAGTCGATGACGTAGGTAATGAGGTACGACAGATCGCCGGCGGTGTCGCCTGCGGCGTCGGTTTCAAGACCTATGAAGTAGTAGCCCCCAGGATCGGTGCTGTCGCCAGCATCTTCCCAGACGCGCTGCCCCATCGTATTGACATTGCGCGCTTCAAACGCAACTTCCGTACCCGTGAGCACAGCGGCCCTCAGATCGGTCGTCGCACTTGCATAAGCGTCAACGTCTTTTGCCGTCACGTTACCGTCTGCCGTATACAACCCGACGTGCATCGTTACGGTTGTGCCAGAGTCAAGATCGTCATTGTAGATCTTGATACTAACTACCGCAGCGTTGGTCGGAATTGGAGCCAACATGATGGTATCGCCGGCAGACAGATCGCCTGCCGCCAGCGCAATAGTTCCGCACGCAACACGCATCGAACCATGCAACTGGTAGGACGGGCTGTGTACACGCGGTGATGCCAGATGATTACTGGCAAGGGTCTGATTGACATTAGCCATTGTTCAGCCCCCCTATTCTGAGCAGAGGATCTGAACTACTTTTTCCTCTTCCATGCGCGTGGCACCAAACTGTGCACACACATAGACTTGGGTCGAGTAGGACTTATCCGCTCTCTGGGTGATCTGGGTCATCAGGTCTTTGCCCATCGCCAGTGTAATACCGTCCTCGGCCCACGCCAGAACCTGGCGGTAGGACGAACTGTCGGTATTCAACCGGGTCGAGGTAATGAACTCAAAACCCATGAAGGTGTTGATGTCACCTTGTACCAATGCCTTGACCGTATTGTAGTCGGCACTGGTTACGGTGCTGTCGTTCAAGAGGTCTTCAATCTGTTCTGGATGAACAGCGATATACCGCTTGATCGACGGATCAACATTGTTCTGGTCAAGTATCTTTTTCGCATTGACCATCTTTGCGATTGTTAGCCCGGCCGCTGGCGAAGCAACGCCAACAATCTGACCAGCTGGAAGCGCCGTAGAGGTGCTTCCAGACTTACCCGTCAGTGCAGTACCGTCAGCCGCGTCTATAATTGCGGTGTCGACTGCACGTCCGATTGCATACGCCGCAGCGTTTGCGTAACTCGACGTCGGGTCAATTAACATGGCAACCTTATCAGCATCGTCGATAAGGTCGGCATATTCCCAGTGATCCATCGTGACCATCCGCCTCGAGTGAGGCGTATCGGAAATCGGTGTATCACCGTGACGCGACGTCTTCTTGGCGGCCGTAGCCGAACCTACCTGGTCGAAAAACGCTTTCTCGCCAGTTACAGGCTCTTCACGTACGGCGCGTCTAAGGAGACTGCCTTTCTGTTGTGACAACATCTGCACGTTAGCGCTGAACTGTTGCACAAAGGCAGTCGTGATTTGTGTACTCATAACGGTACACTCCTTTCACGACATCAGTTGAGCGGCTACCCGTCACAATGACGGACCAGTGCTTTAAGTTTTGCGGGGGCTTGCGCTTGTCCCGACTTGACGTCTCGGTGTCTTGCCGACGGGGCTGTCGCTTATCGGCCGGCGTAACACCTCAACGGTTATGGGGCTGCTTCCATATCTGGATGGACGTATCCCATAAGTTCCTGCACCCGCTGCACTGTCCCGCCGTGCTGCGAGTGTCTGCGATCCCAATAAGGTGAATCGGGACGCATTAATTCGTCTATCTCTTTCTGCGCTTCCGCCGGCGTGTACGCACTGCTATCGCCCGACGTTATCGCCTGGTCTTCGCCGATGTTGTCGGCGACCCAGCTCTGCGTGTTGATCAAGGTCTTGATAAATGCCGGGTGATTGCGCAGCGGCGTTCCGTCCTGCAGAACGAGGTGCGTCAACTCCGGCACGGCAAAACGATCGATGAACTGATTGCCCAGCGTGATGCGTTCGTCGTAGGCCCGGCCAAACTCTCTCTTTAGATCCGCCATCGCCTGGACGCGCCCCGTCTCGACATCGGCCACCCCCTGGGACTGCTCGGTCGCGGCATACTCCATGTAGTCCGCCATCAAGCCCTGCGCCTGCTTCTGATTAAAGCCATGCTTGTGTGCGGAGTTGCGGAACCAACCAACAAAATCCTCGTTGACAGTCTCGCCCTCGGGAAGGCCGGACGTATCAAATTCGTAGCCGGCGCCATCCTTCGGCCGGCCGAGCTTATCATAGACACCGTTCCAGTCTGTCTCGTCGGCCCACTTGCCGGGGATTACCATCTTGTCGGCACCGACCATGCTCTGTGCATGAACGAAGCTCTTGGCAAGCGTGCCTACATCCTCAAAACCCTGCAGACTCTGGTGATCGCGTATATCTTCCGGCAGGCTTTCCCGCCAGCTAACTTCTCCAGACGTCGCTTCCCCGGCTTCTACCGGAGCGTCCGCTACCTGTTCGTCAGCCATCGATCTCAATCTCCTCTGGTTGTTGTGGTAAGTCCTTCAAAAATCCCTGTATCATCAAGACAACGCTCCGCTGCCCGTCGCGAAATGCCGTTTCATTCGCCTCTGTGCTGAACACCGGGCGGTGTACGTGGAAGCGTATCTGTAGGTCTTCCAGTACGACCTGGCCGTCGTCGGTGTTGAACAGCGCGCGGTATGCCGCGCGTAAGTCTTGCGGCGTCAACCGACAGCCTCAAGCGGCGGTGCGCCCATCTCCGCGGGAAGATCGGCTGCCGCCTTAACCGCCGGCGCTGCCTTGCCGGCAGCTTCAGCCGCCGCCATTTGCTGCTGCATCTCTGCCTGTTGTTGCTGTTGCTGCGCACGCTGCGCTCGGATCATCTCGACCTCGAAGGCACCGCGGACAACGCTTGCCGGCACGCCCAAGACGTTAATGACGTGGCGTGCCAGGCCATCGGTGTCGATATGGTCGAGGGCTGCGGGATCGAGGGAAGCGATCGGCTGCATCATTTCGATCATGCGCACCACGCCCTGCACTTCGGATTGTTTCTGTGCTTTTGCAAGGGGTGACACATACTCGATTTCGATGCGATCGTTCGCCAGATCCGGCGGCGCCTCGGGCAGCTGTTCCGCTCGGAGCATAATATTCCAGCACCGGCCGATTAACGGCTGCAACAATTCCGCCTGCAGGCGACCCAACACGGGCCCGAGCAGGCGCATCTTTTCTTCTGTCCTCTGCAACACTTCCGTCGCGGTCATCTGCGGACCCTGGCTCATAATCAGCTGGTCGACATAGAACGCCTGTCGTATCGCGTTGCGACGTTGCTCTTCCATGTTGAGGCCGAGCGGCTGGTTGGCACCAATGTTCAGGGGCTCGATGCGGTCGCGTGTTCCCGATCGGTAGAAGTTGAGCCCGCCGGGCACGGTTCGGATCGGCAGCATGAAGCCATCGTCCGGCACGAGCAGTGGCGGGTCGATCTGCTTTTGCGCAGCGCGGAGTGTGATCTCCGACATCTTCGACAAGACTTTGGTATCGGAAAGGGCATTCATGGAAGGTGATCGTCCGTACCCAAGCTCATACGAGGATTTCAACCAGCGCGGCACCACATACGGGAGTTCGTCAAAGCCGCCCTCCGAGAGTACCTTGCGCTCCTCGGGGTCGAGGTAGTAGCTCGCGAACGGTTTGTTGATCTTGTCGATCTTGCCTTTGTCGCGATCGTCGCGCGGCATGACCACATGCACGATGGTAACCTGATCGTAGGGGTCGCGTTCCTCGGTCTTGAGTATCTTCTGACTTACGTTGTCGGCGCCAAACTGATTGATGGCAGCGCGGGCAAACATACGAAACTTCCGGTACACCGTGTCGACTCGACCCTTCTGGTCTTCCGCGAGGAAACACTCGGCAATGTGTCGGGTGGAAAAACGGAACGTCGTGTCGGGGTCGGATTCCACCAGCATGACGCCGGTGCCAAACAATATCAGGTCGTCGTACAACTCGTGGATCTGTTCCTGGAAGTTGGAGCGGTGGAACGCCTGGTACATCACCCCCTCGGTCAACTCGAGCCACTCCTTGGCCTCGTCGTCGTCGTTCAACTCAGGGTTGGTAAAACGCAGGCTGAACCACGGGGTCGACATATTGGTCAACATGCCATGCAGGGACGCACTCAGTAGTTCCGCGGCGTTGATTGCGGTGCCGTCGTAGATTAGTTCCGAGCGCTTGGCGCCGGGCGTCTGCGATTTCTTGGTGATGTCGGCCTTGCGTGGGCGCATGAAGTCAGCGATTTCCTGCCAGTGCGCTTCCCAGGTCGAGCGCTGTTCCTGGAGCCGCTCCAGTCTGCGCATTAACGTGACGGCAGTTTTATCTGCAGGCATCTAGGCCCCCAGCAATGTTTTCTTCGCCACCGGCGCCGTCCCTATATCGCCGTAAGGAGTCGTCAGTACGGGATCATATGGGGTCGGCTTTTTCTTTTTCGCCTTGCTGGTGACCGGGGCGTCCTCGCCGGGCTCCTCGCCGATTGCGGTAGCTGCGCCCGGGGTGATCTTCGGGGCGATCTTCTTGATCGGCGCTATGGGGGCCGGCTTTTCGTCGGGTTTTATAATCTTTGAAGCGACCTTTTTGACGACGGCACTTATTTGACTGGTCATCGAATTATCCTGTGCTTGAGGTGGCTGGTGATAACAGGTGAGGGGTAGTGACCGGCACCTGTTCCGGCAGCAGCCCCGTGAGAACGGTCGAGCTAATGCCCTTTTTCCTTCTCAGTCTTTCCTTGGTTTTCTCTTCCTCGCCACCCTGGGCGGAAACCGCTGCCACCGGCGGGAGCGGTGGAGGCGGTGGTATTGCCGGCATCTTTATATCCGGCTGCTTCGGCATCAAAAATCCCATAACCTTCTCCTATCCCAGCACCGGCTGGTCTTCATAATTCTGTAGCGGGTTGTAGGCCGTGTGTGCGACTGCCTGCGGTGGCGTTCCCCCGAGGGGGCTCTCCCGCAAACCTATTGCGCAGTAGCGCCAGGCATCGGCCGCGTGACTACTCCAGTCATGCACGACGCTGGTGCGGAACGTGCGATTGCGCTCGTCGTAAGCGCGATGATAAAAGCGCAGCGCGTCGAGCCCCTGCTTGCAGTTGTCGGCATCGAACCAACACCGCGGTATCAGCAGCTTGCCTGCGTGCAGTCCATCCTCGATCGGGAGCTTGGGAACGACCCTAAAATTAATTCCTAAATCCCATGCCGCTTCCCGGCGGCTTTTGCCGGTGCCCATCTCTCGCACCTCGATGTCATGCGGTGCGTTGTGCGTGCCGTAGAGGTAACCCTTTTCATCCAGGACACGCGCATAAAACGGCAAGCCCTCGCCGCGTGCTTCAAAAAAATCAATGACATGTAGTGCGCCTCGGCCTGCCGACTGTGTAAACCAAATGCTGGTGGCGTCTCCAATCCCCAGATCCCAATAGGTATCCACCCGAACTCCCGGGTCATGCGGGACGTGGGTGACCTGCCCCTTCTCCTCGATCGCCTGTAGCTCCCTGCCGAATATGGCGCCGGGCACCGCTGCGATAAAGGAGCACTCAAATTCCTGGTCGTACTGCTCCGGCGTCATGGCACCACGCGCCGCTTCGAGT